CAGATCGTCGGGAACTCGACCGTCTACGTCGGCGGAGCCGACGTCACCTCATCGCTCGGCGTCCCCTACGAGAAGCACTCGTCGCCCCATACCGTCTTCGTTCCGACGAACGAAACTCTCTACGCCGTATGTGCCGACGGCGTCACCGAAAGCCTCCGAGTCCTCACTCCCGACCTCGACTAGCTCCTATGCCGTGGCACATAGAGACGGCGAACCCCGACTGCGCGTCCGGCTATGCAGTCGTCAAGGATGACGACGGCACGATCGAAGGATGCCATCGCACTCGACGCGAAGCACTCGCCCAACTCGCCGCCCTCAACATCGCCGAAGCGGAACGCGCCTCCGAAGAACGGCAGGAAGGCTACGCACCGAATGACGCGATGGTCGCCGAAGCTCGACGCGGCCTCGACTGGAGGCAGACATACGGACGAGGAGGAACGGAAGTCGGAGTCGCCCGGGCGCGAGACATCGCCAACCGGAGGAACCTCTCTCGGACGACAGTCGGAAGGATGGCGTCGTACTTCGCACGTCACGAAGTCGACAAGGAGGGCGAAGGATTCCGTCCCGGTGAACCCGGCTACCCTTCCGCCGGTCGCATCGCATGGGCGCTATGGGGAGGCGACGCTGGGAAAGCATGGGCGAACGCGATCCTCCGAGAGTTCCGCACGTTGACGAAGCCGACAGACGTCCGCTAGTATCACTCACTACCGCACCCTCGGCTACGAAGAGCGCACCTCCCGCAAGGGACACCCGCCTCGGTGAGCAGCGAGCACCCGGAGAGCAACATCAGCCAACGATCCAAGAAAGACTCCACCGTGAACTCATTCCTCAACCGCCTCCACGAGCAGCGCTCGCAGAAGGCCGACCTCATCGACGCAACACTGAACCGCGCCGCCGAAGAGAACCGCGACATCTCCGACGTCGAGACGGCGAACATCGCCGCCCTCGCCAAAGAGATCGAGAAGCTCGACGAGCGCATCGCCCAAGTCACCGACATCGAGACCCGCAAGGCAGCAGCCGCCGAACTCGCGAAGAAGGTAGACGGCTCCAAGTCGGAGACCCGCGCAGCAGCTCCCGCTCGCGTGACTCGCGAAGAGCGCACCTATCGCCCCGAAGGTGAGTTCTCCTTCGTGCGCGACGCATTCGCCGCCCAAGTGCTCGGCGACTTCGACGCCCGCGAACGAATCGCACGTCACCAGCAAGAAGAGCGCATCGAGAAGCGCGACGTCACCTCGGCGAACTTCGCCGGACTCGTCGTCCCTCAGTTCCTCACCGACCTCGCAGCACCATTCGCTCGCGCCGGTCGTCCGTTCATGGACGTATCGCGTAAGCACACTCTCCCCGGTGCAGGCCTCACCCTCTCGATCTCGAAGGTGACGACCGGCTCGGCAGTGGCAGTGCAGACCGAAGGCTCGGCAGTGCAGGAAACGAACATGGACGACACGAAGCTCGACGTCTCCGTCGTGACCGTGGCAGGCCAGCAGAACGTCAGCCGTCAAGCGCTGGAGCGCGGAACCGGCATTGACTCGCTCGTCATGGCAGACCTCGTGAGCGCGTACCACACGCAGCTCGACGCGCTCAACGTCACGACCTCGGCGACCTCACTCACGAACACGATCACCCAAGTGATTACGTTCACCGACGCAAGCCCAACCGTGAGCGAGCTTTATCCGAAGATTCTGGACGGCGTACAGCGCATCCAGACGAACTACTTCGGCGGCCCGAACTTCATCCTCATGCACCCACGCCGCCTCGCGTGGATTCTGGCAGCGCTCGACGACGCGAAGCGTCCTCTCGCAGTGCCAACCCAGAACGGCCCGCAGAACGCGATCAGCGTCGGCAGTGGCTCGGTCGTCTACGGAAACTCGGGCTACACGATCGCCGGACTCCCGGTAATCACCGACGCCAACGTCATCACGACGAACGGCGCAGGCTCGAACGAAGACGTCATCATCATCGGCAACACCCAAGAATCGCACCTCTGGGAAACTGCCGGCGGCTCGCCGTTCATGCTCCGCTTCGAGGACGTCAAGTCCGCCGAGCTGGAAGTGAAGATGGTCGTCTACGGATACAGCGCGTACACCGCGAACCGCTATCCGAACGCCTTCGCCCTCATCGGCGGAACTGGCCTCGTCACTCCATCGTTCTAACTTGTAAGCCTCACGGAAGGCTCGGATCGGTAGCGGCATGATCCGAGTCTCCGTGGGGTATAGAACGAGTCGGACGACGACTAAAGCGTCGTCCCGGCTAGGCATCCCCGAAGCTCCGTTCGCCTCCTTACGTCCGAGCCTCGCGGATGATCCGCTTCCTAGCCGGGGCGATTCCTCTCCCAAGAAGCGGAAGAGAAAGAAGTCCTAGACATGGCGATTACTAACGGCTATACGACGCTCGCCGCTTTTCAGGCGTACGCCAACATGAGCACGATCACGGCGGACGAGACGACGACGATTGAGAAGGCCATCGAAGCCGCATCCCGCAGCATCGACCGAATCGCTAATCGCCGATTCTGGATGGACGCCAACGCGACCGCACGTCTCTACCGGGCGACCGACTTCTACACACTCTTCGTAGATGACATCGGCTCGACGAGCGGCCTCCAAGTCGCATTCGACCTCACCGGGAACGGCAACTATACGGACGTACTCACACTGAACACGGACTACATCCTCGACCCGGTGACCGCTCCTCAGCAGCAGCGCCCATACACGCAGATTACGATCGTCGGCTCCGACCTCTTCCCTCTGCCGACGTCACGTCGCCCCGGAGTGCAAGTCACTGCGAAGTTCGGATGGTATAACGGCACTCCACCCGACGACATCGTCGAGAGCTGCCTCATCCTCGCCGCCGACTACGTCAAGCGAGCCTCATCCGTAGGCGGAGTGCTCGGACTCTCCGAACTCGGAGCGATCCGCATGAGTCCTCTCGGACGAGACATCGCCGCAATCGTCCGGGCGTACCGTCGAGAGGTCGTCGCGTGACGCCGTCCACCGTTCGCGACAAGATGAAACTCGCGCTCAACATCACCGGACTCCGCGTCTACGACACCATCCCCGAGAACATCGTCCCGCCGGCGGCGATCGTCGGGAATCTGACGATGGACTGGGACTTAGTCATGAAGCGCGGAGCAGATACCGCGAACCTCGACGTCACCGTCATCGCCGGACGTATGAGCGACCGGGCCGCGCAAGATTACCTAGACGGCCTTCTCACTGCCACCGGGAATAGCTCCATCAAGACGAAGATCGAAGCCGATCAGACTCTCGGCGGCTCCGTCTCCTCCATCCGTTGCCTCCGAGCCTCGCCTCTCTCCGTCACCGTCTCGGGCGTTGAGATGCTCGCATACCGCTTCGAGGTAGTGTGCTACGGATGAAGAAGTTCCGCGTCACCTCTCGCCGGCTTTATGGCTTCGCCGACGGCGACATCGTCTCGGCGGAAGGCCTTCAGCTCTGCGGGATCGACCTAGACCGCGCACGAGCGAAGAATCTCATCGTGGAAATCGGCTACGATGAACCCCGCAAGCACAAGGGCGCTCGGAAAGACGCCTCCGATACAGACAAGGACTAGACTCATCTCATGCCTACCGCAACATTCTTAGGAGCCGCCGCAGTCTTCACCGTGGACTCCGTCGATCTCGCCGATCAGCTCGTCTCGATCACCATGACGAAGAACGTCGACGCATTGGAGAGCACCTCACTAAAGGACGCTTCGAGGACGTTCGTCGCCGGCTTGCAGTCGTCCGAGACGACCTTTACCGTCATGGGAACCTTCGCCTCCGGTGAAGCGATCCAATCGATCTTCGGCGACGTCGGCAACTCCGTGACGATCGTCTACGAGCCACTCACCTCCGCGCCCGGAGCAAGCTCGCCAAGGTATACACACTCTGGGGCGTTCCTAGCCTCAGCTCCGATCGCCGTATCCGTAGGCGAGCTAGTCCAAGTGACCGCAACGTACACGGGCGGCGCGATCGTGCAGGCAGTCGCCTAAACGATGCTCGATATCTCCGTCACAATAAAGCGGAAAGACGGAACGCAAGAGACGTTCCCCGTCTACGCAGACTCCCAGATCGCATTCGAGCGCTGGGCGAAAGTCTCCATCTCGGCAGCGTTCGATCCGAACGGTAAGCCGAAGATGGAATCGCTCTACTACCTCGCATGGCTCGCCGAGAAGAACTCCGGCAAGATAACGAAAGTCTTCGACGAGTGGATTAAAGACATCGCCGCCGTCGGACATGAGGACGGCCCGGGAAACTAGGCATCCCCGGAGGCGGGGTCGCGAGAGAGATCGCCGACCTCGCACTTATCACCAACCTCGACCCGCTCGCACTCATGCGAACGCCCCACGAGGTGATTCGCGCGCTCTACGATGGAGCGAGGAAACTTAACGAACGGAGACGCGCTCGACATGGCTAACGGAACGGGAACCTTCGGCTACCGTCTCGGCGACTCCGTTCAGGGAGCCGTCAAGATCGAAGGCCTCTCGAAGATTCGCCGCGACCTCCGCAACCTCGGCTCCGACCTCGACCTCGTGAAAGGCGAGTTCCTAGAGACCAATAAGAAAGTCGCCGAAGTCGTCCTCGGAGACGCTAAACGATTCGTCCCGGTGCTCTCCGGGGCGCTCGCTAACTCCATGAAGAACGCCTCCACGAAGACCGCCGCCAAGATTCGAGTCGGCTCATCCGGAGGCTCCAAGCGCTCCGGCAGCGCCGCGTCCGGCGACCTCGTAGAGTATGCAGGCCCGATTCACTTCGGCTGGCCTAAGCGTCGCATTAAGCCGAACCCGTTCATCTACGAAGCAACGGACACTCGGCGAAGTGAGATCGCGAACCTCTACGCCGAACGCCTCACATCCATCCGCACGAAGTACGACCTCTAACTATGGCCAAGCCGATCACCGTCTCCATCGTCGGCAACGCCGGCCCGCTCAAGAAGTCCCTCGACGAAGCCGACGGCGCTCTAGGTAAGTTCGGCGGAGCCGTCCAGAAACTCGGACTCGCGGCAGCCGCCGGAGCCGGTGCTCTCGCCGCCGGGATCGGCTTCGCAGCGAAGCAAGCCGCCGACGACCAAAAGTCCTTCGAGCAGCTCGCCGTCACGATGCGGAACGTCACCGGAGCATCCGATGAGATGGTGAAGTCCATAGACGACCAGCTCGGCGCTATGGCTCTCGCGACCGGCGTGGCGGATGACAAGCTTCGTCCGGCGTATGAGGCCCTATTGAGAGGCACGAAAGACACGGAGACGGCACTCCGAGACATGACGCTCGTCCTCGACGTCTCTACGGCCCTCCAAACGGATCAGACGACCATCGCAGACGCCCTCGCTAAGGCGTACGAGGGCAACTTTAAGGCACTTCGCAACCTCTCCCCGGAGATGGCGACCATGATTAAAGAAGGCGCGTCCCTCGACGAGGTGATGGGCGTACTTACGGACACATTCGGCGGATCGGCAGCAGCAGCCGCCGACACATTCTCCGGACAAGTTGACCGCCTAAAAATCTTCTTCGGTGAACTCGTCGAGCAAGTCGGCTACTACGTTCTTCCGGTGCTCTCCAAGATCGCCGAGTTCATCGTGAAAGACGTCGTCCCCGCATTCCAGCGAATCGTCGACAAGTACGGGCCAGCGATGGCAGCTATCTTCGAGAAGATCGCCGACTTCATCGGGAATAAAGTCGTCCCGGTAATCCGCGACCGGCTCCTCCCGTTCATTCAGCAGACTGCCGAGTTCATCGGCGAGAAACTCGTCCCGATCATCCGAGACGTCGCGATTAAAGTCTTCGAGGGACTCCGCGACATCTTCCAGAAAGTCTCGGAGAAGATTCAGCAGAATAGCGGCAACATCGAGAAGATGAAAGACTTCTTCTCCGATCTGATTAAGTTCGTGACGACCTACGTCGCCCCGGTACTGACGAAAGTCCTCGGGAAAGCCTTCGACATCGTCTCGGAGGCGATCGGCCCGGTAATCGACATCGTCTTTAAGCTCATGGGAGCACTCGCGACTCTCGGCTCTTTCGTGCTCAAGATCGCAGGCTTCCTCGTAAAGACGTTCGAGTCGGCGATCAACGGCGTGATCGACGTCGTGAACTTCGCGATCCGGCAAGCCAACCGACTAAACCCGTTCGGCGACGTCATGGACGAGATCGGGAAAGTCTCGATCTCCAGCTCTTTCGGTGCAGCACCGACCGCACCTAGCCGAGGCCCAGCGATCGACGTATCGGGCGTGACTGACTCCTTCGACCGCTTTAACGCAGGCGTCAACACACTCCCCAACATCCCGACGATGACGACTCCGACCGTCACGACTCCATCCGGCGGAGGCGGCGGAGGCGGCGGCGGA